AAAGTTTGGATAGCATTTTCAGCAAGTGGTGAAGATGGTGCAATTCCGGGTTACTTTTATAAATTTGATAGTGGTACAAGTGATGCAGACCCGGGAGCTGGAGATATAGCATTTAATAATGCTACTTATGCAAATGTTACAGAAATTTATATTGATGATGTAGATGCTAATGGTGGTGCTACACAAGTAGATACTGCAACGTGGGGATCTTCAACTTCTACTATTAAAGGTTTTTTACACATTGTAGATATTAACGACAGTTCTACTTATGCAAGATTTAAAATTACTGCGGCTGTTTCAGATGAAAGCGGATATAATAAAATTACAGTAGTTCATTTAGCTTCTAATAATACTTTTTCAGCAGCAGATGAATTATCAGTTCACTTTACAAGAACAGGATTAAAAGGAGATACAGGTTCAACTGGTTCAACTGGATCAACAGGTGCTACAGGTGATGTATCACTTGCTGGAACTCAAACACTTACAAACAAAACTTTAACTTCACCAAAAATAAATGAAGATGTAGCAGTAACTTCTACCGCAACAGAACTAAATTTATTAGATGGTGTTTCTGGATTAGTACAAGCAGATTTAACTAAACTTGCTGCAATAGATGCTACGGCAGCAGAAATAGATAAACTAGACGGATTAAGTAGAGGAAGTATTATTTATGGAAATGCAAGTGCTGCAACAACAGTTTTAACTAAAGGAAGTGCTGCCACAATATTAACATCAGATGGAACAGACATATCGTGGGCTGCTCCAGCTGCGGTGGCAAATGATTCAATAACATTAGCAAAGATGGCATCTGGTACAGATGGAAATATAATTTCTTATGACGCATCAGGAAATCCTGTAGCAATCGCTACTGGAAATGACGGACAAGTTTTAACTTCTGCTGGTGCTGGAGCACCACCAGCTTTTGAAGCAATTGCTGCTGGTGGTGGAAAAATTGGACAAGTATTACAAGATACTCTTGGAACTATAGTTAGTACTACTTCTGATGGAACTTATGCAGATATAGCTGGACTTGCACAGGCGATTACACCTGTTGCAACTTCTAGCAAAATTTTAATTATGGTTTCTTTAGCTGGTATGGTTAATGCCAATGCTAATGGAATAAACTATTTTAGAATATCAGGTGGAAACACTGACAGTTATTTAGGAACAGATACTGGGGGTGGTGGTGAACAAGCGGGGAATGCTTGGACAGCTAGAAGATCTGGTTATCAACAAGGAAATTGTAATTTAATGTTTCTTGATGCACCAGCAACAACTTCTGCAGTTACCTATCAAGTACAATGGCAAAAATATGATGGCACAGCTTATCTTAATGCTTCAAATGTTGATAATGCTCAATCGGCATATTGTATGTCAACTATTACAGTTATGGAAGTACTAGCATGATATTTTATGATATTACACAGTCAATAGTAGCAATTAAATCAGATGCACAAGTAAGTGTTAAAGGAGATGATATTAACCAAATTACTTGGCATGATGACAATCCAACTAATATTACTAACGCACAGATTTTAGCAAAACAAGTAGAGTTGAAAGCTGCTCATGATGCTAAATCATATTCAAGAAATAGAGAAATAGCTTATCCAACATGGCAAGATCAAATGGATATGCAATATAAAGATTTACTTAATGGTACTACAACTTGGAAAGATGCAGTAGCTAAAGTTAAATCAGACAATCCTAAATAATTAAGCTAATTTCTTAATCCATTTACCTTTATTGTTTAATACCATTGGTAATAGTTTAGGAATACCATCAATAATAATACCACAACCATTTATAAATCTAGTTCTAAAATTTCTAGCATAAGCAAAGGCCATTGATTTTTGATTAACTAAACACCCTACATTCATACCGAAGAATAAATTGTCTGGATTAGCCCAATAAGATATTACAAATTTAGTATGAAAGTGTCCTTGAACACAACTCATTCCCATTGTTTGACTTGTCTTTAATACATCTGCACTTCTTCCATGAGTAAAGAAACATCTTTGGCCATTACTCATTGTAAGAGTAAGATCATCTATCCATTTCCATTTTTTAGTACCAAGAAAATCTCCGTAACCTTTTAAGAATTGTGTACTCATTCCATATTTCAATGCTCGTCTATAGACAAGACTACTATGATTACTATCTACCTCTGTTACTTCTGGATAAATTGATTCTAATTCTTTAATATATTCTTTAGATATTTTTAATTCGTCACCAACAGACGGTAAGTCTGGATTGTGATCGTGCATAGATATAGCATGGAAATCAAGTAAGTCACCAATATTGACCACGAAATCTGGGTTATATTGTTTTTTAATTTCTCGTAAAAATGCAAAACTGTCTTCATGGTGGTATGGTATATGTAAATCGCTAATTATTAATATTCGTTTGTTCATACAACTCCTTTGGTGATCCGTCAATTGTTTCTTTGAGATTTTTTAATTGTTCAATAGGATCAATATATTCTACTTTCCCTTTTGTAATATGAACATCCATAATTTGAGGTGTTTCGGATTCGTTCTGGTAGTTTATTATAACATCTTTTAATATAATCATAACACCTTACAGTTGAGTAAAGTTATATCAATAATATTAATTATTGCAAGAGTTCATTATTTCAGATAAATTTTCTGCACGACTTGGAGTTTGTTTAGCCCAACGACTATCAAGCATTTCAATACTTGCAGTAGTATAATCATTTTCTTCAAGTGCTTTCCACATAGCTTTAAATTTTGACACTCCGCCTACCCCTAACTGAAAAACCATTTCTATAATTACACAATGAGCTTCAAAATGTATTTGTAAACCATTAATTAAATCTATTGCTTGATTTTTAGCAGTTGCAAAATCTTCATTAAATTGATCTGTTAATTGTTCTTTGGAATATGTTTTACCTTCTTCATAAGGGTCATTAGATTTAACTAAATGTCCATATCCAATAGTAGCAAAACCTAAACTATCTTTATATACTGTATCTACAAACCCTTCATGGTTTTTTATTTGTTCTTTAAGATCATCATACATCTCTAACTCTACTAACATTAAGAAAGTAATATTTCGTTAAATTTCTTTTTGATTTTATCTTGTATTTTGAATTTATGGTTCAAATGGCACAGAACCACCCCTAGAACAACACCTATTAAAAATGACATCATTTCCTTCCTTTCATTATGTCTGCCCCTTTAAGGCCGTATATGGCCGATACAACACCTATAAACAAGGCTTGATACCAAAAGGGCATATTGTTAAATTGTTGAAAAAACTTCTCTACTTTCTCCATTATTTCAGGATCATCAGAAAATATAGACCAAATTAACAACATTACGGGGGAAGACACCAAAATCAAAACAAATTCGTCTTTCCATCCTTGATTATTATTAGTCATAACAGCTTTTTGGTATTCAACTTCACCATTGGCCATCTTCTCCATGTGTCTTAATTCCGCCACACTTTCTAATCTTTTACTTTGATTACGATTTTTAACTATATCCATGCCTAGTTTAATTCCACTAGGTAATAATTTTGCTAATAATCCTATCATAATATTTTAAAATTTTTTAATATTGCTATTAATATTCCTATAAAAGTTCCTATCACAAAAACTGCTTTTATTCCACCTTTACCCATAGCAACTTGTGTTTTTAAACTTTCTATATCTCTACTATTTTTACATACTTCGGTGTGAATTTCTTTTAGTTGGTATGATATAACATCCAACGATATTGATGGACTAGATGTCTGTTTTTTTTTCATGTTGTTCACTACACCAAAATCTTACTAAAGGTTTATCTTGTTCTATTTTACCTAATCCATTCATAATTATAATACTTTTTTCATATCCTGCGATTGCACAAGATTTCCATTTATCAAAAACTAATTCTTTATTACTTATTGGGGGATAACAATCAGAACCCGCAAAACATAATTGTAATACTAATATAAACTTTGTCATAATAGCACATTTTATTATATACTATACGTCAAGTAAAATAAAATTATTTTTTATTTCTAGGGGTTTTTAAAACTCTTTTAAGTTTTTCAAGATAAACACAAGCATCATATAATTCTTCAATTATATCATCAATCCATTTTTCTGTGGGTTTTTTAGCCATTTGCATAGTAATTTTATGCTCTTTAATGCCTTTTTCAGATCGTTTAGCAAACGATTGTAGTAAGTCCATAATTAATGGGTCTTTTGTGAAGACAAATGGTCTTACTACTTCGCTTATGATAGGTTTTTTACTCAAAATGATGTCTTCATATAGTAAGAGCAAAACTCATTAACATTACAATAATGTTGACATCTTACATCTTCACCTTTTCGTTCAACAATACTACAACCTTTACCTTCAATCATTTTTTGTGAAGTAAGATATTGCATACATTCTTCTCTAGTATCAAATAATCTTAAAGCAGATTTACGACCAGATTTCATTATTGCGTATTTATCTTCCCTTCTCCATCTTTCAGTAGCAGTACACATTGGAAGTTCAGATACTTTTTCTGCATTTTGATGTATTTTTATTCGTTCTTTGACATAACTTTCTTGTTCTTCGTATGTCCATTTACGAATAGGTATCATGGCTACTTGTTTTTTAGGATATTTATCAGAAGTCATAACCCTAACTTTAGACCAATCTCTTAATATAGCCATAACAGATAGTCTTTTTACTTTTATTTCAGTTTTGTAATTGACTAACTCTTTAGGGTTTTTACTAGCAAGAAAATCTAAAACATTTAATTGATTTTCCCATTCTGGTTTTCCTTTTTCTAAAGCAGATAGAGCAGACCAAGCAGATGTAACTTTAAAATCTATTAAATGGCCATCACGATTAAGTAAATCAAATGCCCCACTTAAAGTCCATCCATTAGTGATCTTGTCATCTTTATAGAATAACCTTTTTTCTGATATTTCTTTTCTTGTTTTTGCTCGTTCTATGACATGATGAACCGACTGACCCAATAAAGAGAATATTCTGTCGCTTACATCTTCTTGAATTAAATCCCAATTTCGTTTCTGTAATACACGAATACGAGGTGGGGCAATTAAACGAGTAGTAGATATGTCCGAATTACTTTCGTAAGGGTCATTTATTACTGCCCGTTCAATTGCTTGTGGTAAATTACTTAAATTTGTGTATTTCATTAAAATGGAACACCCCCCAAATCGTTATCATTACCTTCATCCCCGTTATCCGTTTGATCTATTCCATCCAACTCTTTTGATCTTAAAATCATTCTTCTTATCCCTTCGGATAATTGATTAAAAGTTTCTTTTTGGCCTTTTTGATAATTATCTATATCAAATGAAACACTAGGATTAAATTGTTCTGCAATTTTATCATCCTTACCTAAAGGCATAATTGAACTGATATGTTCTTTACCATTATCTTTATGCATTACATTTACTTGACAAGTAACTCCGATAAGTTTTGTAACATCAAATCCTTGTTTTTCAGTTTCAGTAAAAGGTCTTCCTCTCCATGAAGTTAAATCTATTCCTAAATTTGATTTTTCATTTAAAGATAAATTGTAGAATTTGCTGATTGTCATTGGTTGGTCATTGTTTAATTCTTCGGGTAATTCCCAAATAACTAAAATCTGTCTTTTCCAACTAATTTCACCAGCATATTCTTGTTTTTGAGTACCAAGATCAATAACCTTAACACAACGGGCTTTATGTACTCCAATTGGTACTTTTGGATAACTTGTTTCTGCACTTTTTGCTATTATAGTCATATATATTTTTTCCTATTTATTATTAATTAACTATCGTTAAATACCATCTATTTACTTTAGTCAAGTATTATATTGACTTTTGTTAATATTTTATGGTAAAAAGAATTATGGCTACAATTTTAGATGAATTAATTGAAGAATTAAATGCTAAAGAAAAAAGAATAGCAAAAGAGATTATCAATATTGATAGATCATCTGTTATTCCAGATCATACTAATAAAGCACAATCAATTTTAGATATGACAAATAAGGCAATTGAGGTTAAAGGACAATCAGAATATTTGTCTGTTTTAAACCATGAAAAAGATACACAAATATGAGTAAAACAAATTATCAACTAGCAATAGAACGAAAAAAAGAAGTTATTAATCAATATGGTGGTAAAAACCTTGCTAATATGCTTGGTATTTCACATCCAGCAGTATCAAAATGGAAAGTAGTACCGCCATTTAGAGCATATCAGATTGCAAAACTTGGTGAATTTGATATAGAGTATTTAAGACCAGACTTACAAATTAATCCACTTACAAAGTAAGTCTATTAGGGGCGGTTTGTTTATTTTTAGCTCTCTCTTTGTTAAAACTGCCCCTTTTTTCTTTAACATAAATATAGCAATGCCATAGCAATGCCATAATGTTGTCATAGGTTTGCTAATGGCAAAACTATCCCCTTCAACTGCACCTTCAACTACAACTACACCTACAACTGCAATACAAGATAGGGTATTGACAAGAGCAATATTTTTGACTAAATTGAGTTTAGTTAATAAATATAAAAACGGAGAGAAGAATGAATAAATATACAGATTTTCAAAAATGGCTTCAACAAGCCGTATTGAATGATACTTTTATATATTATAACGGTTTTTTAGCAGAAGATATTGGTAAATTAAATATAAATAAAGAAGTATTACAATATACTAGAACTGTTTTAAAACTTGCAGAAAAAGGTGTTATTGGTCTTGTTCAGAAAAAAATAGGGTTTTGTAATTACAAATATATGGCAGTTAAAATATGAGAAAATCTACAACAGACGAACAATCCCCCGCATTTCAATTTTATGCTAATGATTGGATAAGCGATCCAAATAGAGTTAAATTATCTTTAGATGAACAAGGAGCATATATTTTATTATATTGTCATTGTTGGAGAGGATTTAATATTGAACACGATTGGGAGATTTTAAGCAGATTATGTAATTGCAGATTAGATAAGATACAAAAAATATTTCCAAAAATAGAGCATTTATTTGATAAGAAAAAAGAAGGTAGTAAAACTTTATTAATATGCAAACAAGCAGAAGAAGAACGAGCAGAACAAATGAAGAACAGAAGATTGCGGTCTAAAGCGGGTAAATTAGGGGCTAAAAAAAGATGGTCTTCTGAAAGTTTAAAAGAGGATTAATGAAAGGAAGGAAATAATGGCAAATTTAATACATAATTTAAACACATTTAAAGAAGTTATACAAATAAGAAAATTAATATCAAGTATATATTGGGCATTAAAAAAAGATCATAAAGGTTTATTAAAAGATGATGACAAAATAGACATAAAAGAAGTTTATTATGATGTTGGTATGCTTATTGCTTATTCACAAGCATTAAATAAACCGAAATTAGCTCATAAGTTTTATGATAAATTTATGGAAAATTAAATGACAAAGATTGTAATATGTTTAAAACAATAACAATTTTATTATTAGCTTGTACTGATTGTGGATTGACTAAAATTACCAGACCATATGATAATCAATATATTTATTGTGGTGATATGGCAGACGCAATAAGATTAGAAATAAGTACATACAAAGATGAAGTAAATGGTGATCCAAATTTACAAGGATGGTACACAAAAAATGGTATGTTATTAGTAGGTTTTCAATGTCACTAGAATATACAGAAATGTCACATTATCATAGTTTTATGCAGTATTTTGGTGAAAAACATAGCTTTCAGACATTTGATGATAAAGGCAAAAATAAGGCATTAATAAAACAAGTACATGGAACATTACAAGAACATTTTAAAACACTTGCTGAATTAAATTTAAAAGGTGCGGGAGTATTTTTTACAGTTAATGAAACAGATTTAAAAGGTAGAACTACTGAACACATTAAAAATGTAAGAGCATTGTTTATTGATCTTGATGGCTCTCCATTACCAGATTTTAAACCATTAGGATTAATGCCACATTTAATTATTAATACAAGTGAAGGAAAATATCATTGTTATTGGTTAGTTAAAGATTGTCCGTTAGAAAGTTTTAGTTTATATCAACAAGCATTGGCCACAAGATTTAATTCAGACCCCAAAGTTAAAGACTTACCTAGAGTTATGAGAGTTGCGGGTTTTTACCATAATAAATCTAAATCTTATCCTGTAAAAGTTTCAACTATGAATGGGGATGAGCCTTATTCAATTCAAGATTTAAAAAAACATTATGATCTAAAAAAACCAGAGGTAAGAAAATTTGATTATTCACCTAGTTTATATAAAGGACAATATACGGGAACATTAAGATATGGCTCAAATGAAGGTGATAGACATGGACAGTTAGTTAAAATTTTAATTGCAATTAGATTAAGGGGTGAGGATTATGCTTATTTAAAAAATGAGGGTTTGCAATTTGGAAAACAATGCGACCCGCAAGAAGACCCTAAAGAAATAATGTTTCAAGTAAATGACATATGGAAAAGATATCAACCAAAACAAACAAAGTAGAGGTAATAAAATTATGAAGATTATTCAAGGAATAAGATTTAAAGATTTTTTAGAAGAAGCCGAGAAAGAAAAAAAAGAATTAGCCAAAAGTTATAAGGAATCAAAACGACAAACAAAAGAAAGAACAGATGTTAAAAAATTAAAGGAAAAAAATGAATGAATTAAGAGATTACCAAAACAAAGCAATTGAAGATATTAGGTTTCATTTTAAAAGGGGTAAAAAAAGAGTTTTACTTGTAGCCCCAACGGGTAGCGGTAAAACTATTATAGCTTGTGAGATGATGTCTAAAACTAAAGAAAAATATGGTTTTAATTTATTTGTAGCACATAGACGAGAACTCATTATGCAAACAAGTAGAAAATTAGCTGAATTTAAAATGCCTCATGGAGTATTAATGGCACAAAAAAGTCCAAACACAATGGCTAGTACACAAGTTGCAAGTATTCAAACATTTAATGCAAGAATTGATAGAGAAGATTTTATTAAACCTATTGCAACATTAATAATTTTAGATGAGGCTCATAGATCAATAAGTAATTCTTTTAAAAAATTAATTGAACAATATCCAGAGGCTTTTATTGTTGGATTGACGGCAACACCAATTAGAGCTGATGGCAAGGGATTAGGGGGTATCTATGATGAGTTAGTTGAGTGCGGGTCTATTAGAAGTTTAACTAAACAAGGTTATCTAGTTAAGAATAGAATAGTAGCCCCAAGTATTCCAGATTTACAAAAAATTAGAATTGTAGCGGGAGATTATGATAAGGGGCAGTTAAATAAAAGAATGAATACCCCTAAATTAGTTGGGGATATTGTAAGTCATTGGGTTAAATATGGAGAGAATAGACCAACAGTTGTTTTTGCGTCTTCAATCGCACATAGTAAATATATTTCTAATATTTTTAATCATAATGGAATACCAAGCGGTCATATTGACGGGGTTATGGATGAGATTGAGAGAGAACGACAACTACAAAGATTAAAAAATGATGAGATAAAAGTATTATGTAATTGTATGGTATTAACGGAAGGGTGGGATGAGCCAAAAGTATCTTGTGTTATTCTTGCTAGACCTACAAAATCTTATGGTATGTATTTACAGATGATAGGAAGATCATTAAGACCTTATCCGAATAAAGTTGATACTTTAATCATAGATCATAGCGGGGCAGTATATGAACATGGATTTCCAGAGGATGTACCTAAATGGACATTAAAACCTACAAGTAAAAAAGAAAAAGAATTAAAGATAATAGAAAAAATTGAAAAACAACCCTTGACTTGTACTCAATGCCATTTTGTTTATAAGCCCGTAAAAGATGATAGCAGTTGTCCAAATTGTAGTCATCAACCTACTCGTAAAGAAAAATTATTATTAGTTAAACAAGGCCGTCTAGTAGAATTACCAAAAATTAAACCTAACTCACATGACAAAGAAAATTTTTATGCACAATTAACTTTTTATGCAAAGCAAAAAGGATTTAAAGAAGGATGGGCAAGTTGGACATTTAAGAAAAAATATGGACACTTCCCACACTCAAAAAGAGTTTTCCCCGTTGCAACGGGAAAGGATGTTATAAAGTTTATTCAATATTGTAATATTCGTAGGGCTAAATCTCAAAATGTAAGGGAGTTAAATATATGAGTGAAGATGTACTAGAACAAAAAATGGAAGAATTAAGAAAACTAGGTGAAGATCATGCTAAAGCTAAAGGGCAATTATCTTTATTAGATCATAATAGAAAGATATTATTATCAACTTTAATGAAAGACCATATGATTTCATCTAATACAGGAAAGTTGGAAAGTGTGAACGCACAAGAACGAGAAGCTAGGGCTGATCCTAAATATCAAAATCATATTAAAGCATTGGCTATTGCTATTGAAAATGAATCTAATTTATTATGGAAAAAAAAATTAGTTGATATGAACTTTGAAGCATGGAAAACAAAAACAATAAGTCAAATGAAAGAAAAAAAACAATATGGTGCGTAAAAAACCTAAAGAACTTGTCATGCATACATTTGATAAATATGAGGTCTGGTGGACAGATCATATATCGCATAATCAATGGAAAACTATATCAGACGCAAAAAAAGATAAACCCGCAATAGCATTTACAGAAGGTTATCTATTACAAAAAACAAAAAATGCATATACTTTCTTTATGTCAATTTCAGAAGATGAGATAGGTGAGGAAATGATTATTTGTACTAAAAATATTAAAAAGATTAAAAAGATAGGTACTAGAGATTTTTTAGTAAAAGAATTTGTTTATGACAACTACTAAAACCAAACACATGAAGGATCACATGGAGAAGATGGCAGAATTTGGGTGTATTATTTGTCATAAAATGGGATTTCCTAAATCACCTTGTCAATTACATCATATAAAAAATTTTAGAGGTATGGGAAAGAAATCTAGTAATTATGAAGTAATTGGATTATGCCCTGAACATCATACGGGTAAAACGGGCTATCACTTTTCACCTAAAACATTTACTGAAAAATGGGGAAACCAAAAAGAATTATTAAAAGAAAATTTAAAATTAGTAGATTGTTGTAATAAGTGTAATTAATCATTTTATTTTTCCCTACTTTTTTTCTTAACGATGGTGTAAACAATATCATTGCCATTTTATTTTTCCTTTAATTTATAGTGTGCTATACAATTATTAAACTCCATTTGTTTTGGATCTTCTCTTTCATAAATAGCAAAGTATTTGTCTTTACCATCACTAAATAAATTAACATCAATTAATTTATTATTTTCATCTGTAATAGTAGTCCAAAGATCATTTGGATATTTATATTTAGTCATTTTATTTTTCCTTCTTTTTTTGAATTTGTTTTTTAGTATTACTTTGAACATTTTTTTTCCTTATCCAATATTTAGCGTCTAATCGCATAGTAGGATCTTTAGCTATTTCAGAATATTTAACTATTGTATATTTCATACTCTCTATATCCTTTCTATTTATCTTTATTTTTTATTATATATTTAATTATACTTGTTTTAGGATCAAATTCTAATTTAGAACACCCAATCAATAAAATACTAACAATAATAAGCAATACTATTATAATTGTTTTATTATACTTTCTAGGTATTGGATATCCAAATATAATCATTTTTTAGATTTTATTCCATCTGCTAAACCATCAGTTACATTATCTATTTGAATTTGCAAATTTTCCGTTTCTTTATCTATTTGTATTTCCAAATTTTCCTTTTCTTTTTTATTCTTTTTTAATTGTAGATGTAAATTGACTAGATCGCTTTCCTTCTCAATAAA